GTCATGCTGTGCGTTGTGCATAACTAACAGTGTAGCTCTATCTAGTACAGCTTGTAGCTGTCGTGACCTGTCACCTGATATGTCTTGGTACTCAACGTGGTCAAACGTCATAACGTACTGCTCATCAGGGTTGTCTAAGTTCTGTACCCCTACTTGTGTTAGTGTATTAGTAGGTTCGAAGGGGTCCATGTGTGTCTTACCACCTCGTTTAGTTACTGTGTTCTCTACGTCTAGTACTAGTCTCATTAATCTCCCCCTAAATCCCATTCACAATAGTCTTTTTCTAAAACATTAAGTATTTCTGCACATACACTAAGATCTTTTTTGCAGTTTTCCATAAGTTTTTTGGCATCTGTTTCTGCAATTGAATCAACTAAATCACTTTCACCTTTTGTATGTAACTTTTCATAGTAATCTTCATTCTTTAAATATACATATCTAATACACGAATGTAATGTAATTAAATTATAGCTATCTTTTTCTATACTATATGTATTTTTAAGGTAAGGTTTTAATGTCTTATAATTTGGTCTTATGCCCTCAGCATGAACGAAATATTTATCTTGTATTATATCCTGCAGACCTTTCTTTTTTAGTAGCTCCTCCTCATCTTCATCAAATATATACGTAAAGTCAACCACAACATCTATAAATGCATCTTTATATATCTTTTCTTGCATATATTTTAGCAACACTTTTTTATTTTTAAACGCTTCCCTAAGAAACCCTGTATGCATGTAATCTCCATACCTATCGTGCCATCTCTCTTCTTCGTACTCTTTAACTAACATAACTTGTTGCATCTTATATCTCCTTTCTAAGCTGTAAATCTAGCAGTGCTACCATCTAACTCAACAGTTATTCTACCATGCCACCCCCCTTTTAACTTATTCTTAGCAATAATCAAGTGCCTTTCTGGATCTTTTTCATCACTGTCGTAGTCCTTTCTATTTGCAGATATTAATATCATTAGGTCTGTCTCTGCTGCCTTACCTGTCTTACTCCCTTCGAGCATGGACATATCTACATTGACTACGTTCTCCGCTACTGCAGATAACTGAGACATATAGATGATAGCACAGTCGTACTGCTTGGCTATGTTACGTGCATGAATAGCATTATCTTTTAATACTATGTCAGACCTATCTCCCTTTGCCGCAAACTTATCTCCGATGTCTAGTACAACTATGTCAGGTCTGTATCCCTTGATGTAACCCTCTACTCTGTCCATTGTAGTACCAGTCACATCCTTTATGTATAGGTTCTCTGTGACTTCATTGTATCGTTCAGCAGTTAGTACAGGATTTGCATATATCTGATCTTCACTCATACCTGTAGATGCATTCACATATCTCATGGCTACCCTGTCGTATGACTCCTCATTCACTAGCACCATAACTTTAGCACCCTGATTAAGAAACCCATTAGGAGAAGCTATAAGAGAGGCATGGAAGCTTGTCTTCCCTGTATTAGACCTTGCCCCTACCATAACTAGATGACCCCCACTGATGCCCTCTACCCTACGCTTGAGACTAGGTATATTAAACTTCCATTGTGCCTGTGTCTTACTTAACTTTAGTAGTGTCTCTAACCTAATGTCATCCCACTCTACAGTTAGGTTAGGCATGAAGTCGTCTTGATAGTCATCAATTAATTTACGTAAGGGTTCCATGCTGTGCATCTTACCATTTACATAGTCTATCCCAATGTTGGCTACCTCTTCTCCTACTACTCTCTGAAATAACTTAGACAACACATCAGATGTAATAGCTTTGTCTAAGGGTGTTTCTCTTTCAATCTTCTTGAAGAGATCTTTAAAGACTTCTTTGTTAGCTGTAGTCATAGTACCATTGTTAGCAAAGAACAAAGCCTCAAGTGTAGCTGTCGTCAAAGACTTATCGTATGTCTGCATTGCATACTCTAAGGTTTGTTTTATTTTACGTAAGTCTTTGCCGAATAACTTATCGGGAAACCTTATGCCCTTGTTCTCATCAAAGATTTCTTTGTCCATCATAGTTTTTATTAATGCTAATTCATGCATCATGTTGTGTACTCCTTCAATTTAATTAAGTCCTCTTCTGTTTTATATTTTATGTCGTCTTGTAGCATCATTGCCATAGTCTCAATCCCTGTCCACGATTGTATTTCTTTTCGATACTCAATACTTTTGTGAGTAGCATCAGGGTCTAGTGCAACTATAATCTTTGTGTAGTCCTGTACATATTCCATATGTGTAGCACTGATGTTAGTACCTAACACTGCCATACCTGTGACATTAGGTCGCACCTTAGCTACAGTTATAGCACTAATAACATCTTCAACTATTACAACTACACCATTAGGCTCACCCATACAACGAGTAAACACATCGGCATTACCTGTATACCTATACCACTTAGGTACTGCACCATTCAATGCACGTCCAACAGCATCAATCAACTTACTTTGTTCATCTCGTATAAGAAACACAGCACGTTCATCCTTAACGTCATACATTACATCTAAGTATTCATTCTCTAAGCCCCATCTAGATGCAAATCTATGGTAGTTAGTCTGAGATGGTTCAGGATAAGTTATGTACTCAGGTATAATAAATCTAGGTATAGTTTTATTTAGGTCTCCATGCCTAAGAGTGCTAAGTCTTTCAGCTATCTCTGCCGCAGTTAAGTTAATAGGTACAGCACTTGGAACTAAAGAACATCCCAACTTATAACAATTATATTTTACAAGACCATCATCTTTAGTTGCCGTAAAAGTATTACGCCCACTACAGACAGGACAATCTAATCGTACTGACCCACCTTCAGACAAGTCTAGGTCTATTACAAAGTTCCTAATGTTTATTCCCATTTTTAAATCTCCTTTCTAGTGCGCTACTCGCACCACTATATGTATTAACAAGATAAGGTTGAACACTTGCTACGGATTGATGTCCTGATACTTGCATTATACTTACTAAGTCAACCCCTGCTTCAACCATCTCCGTTATAGCTGTACGTCTGAGGTCTCTTACTTGTAGTTCTTTAGGTAGATTAGCTTCGTCCTTTACCTCATTGATAAGCTTAGATATTTCATTAAGTGTGTAGTGTGAGTAACTATTATTCTTAGGTGATGTGCGTGGTGCTACATAATCTTGGAAGTCGAAGTCTTCCTTCTGTTGTACAAGCATTTTAAGTAGGCTCTCACTAATAGGTAGGTGTACTTCTGCACCTCTCTTACTTTGTTCTAAGTTCATTCGCTTGTTGTCAAAGTCAATAGACTTCCACGTTAGATTACGCATATCACCTACACGTTGAGCTAACTCATATGCCATATGAAAGATTAACCCTATGCTACGCCACTTAAAATCAGAGTAAGCTGTATCTAAGAATAGTTTTACTTGCTCTGGTTGCCACATTACTTTGCGTGGTTTTGTTTTAACTTTCTTAACTAGAGCCATTGGGTTGTGAGGTATAGCTTCGTACTTAATAGAATAGTTTAATACTATACTAACACACGTAGCTATGTAGTTAGCGGCACGTATGCCAGAATTATCTAACCAATCATCATACGCTATAGTCATATGCTTGTAGCGTACATCTTTTAGTTTGTTATTACCAAGCATTAGATTGCCTGATATTTTAGTTGCACAAGCTCTCGTTAAATTGTTAGCGTAATCCTTCTGACTTTTGTATGAGAGAGAACAGAAAGAAGGGCTACCTCTGTATGTATTGCAAGCCTGTGCAAATGTAGATGAAGAAGTAATAATAGAACTCATTAGAAAAAGTCCCACGATAAAAATATAACTACTAGTGTTGCTATTAAGATGTAGCCTACGTAACGTGCAATATTTTTAATTAACGTAATCATATATCAAACTCCTTTAGTTCTGAGTAAGATAAGTTGTGGCAGTCAGCCCTTACCTTAAAGTTATTATCAGGATCTACGTCACCCTTCTTCATGAAGGTAGACAGCTCATAGTATTTCTGCTTAGGCATAGCTCCCATGTACCATGCCGTAGAGAAGTTCTTATGAACACGTACGAAGGCATAGTAGTCACACATTTGTTTGGTATTAAAGTTAGCTACACTGGCGGCATAATAAGGCAGTGGCTTAACAGTAGTCTGTTTTGTTTTGACATCTATCTTATTACCTTTGTCAGATATTAAATCATAGTCATATGTATTAGCCCACTCACCACCCAC